GAGATGTCGATGACGGTGGCCGAGGGAGAGGTCCGGTCGGTCTTGATGACCCTGGAGGACTTCCGGGTGACCGGGACGAGTAACGGAGTGATCTTCTGATGGCTGAACCGTTTGGCGTCCACTTTGAGGTCACCGGCCCGGTCTTTGACGGTTCCGGCTTGAAGGTCATGCAAGGCATCATCAACCGGGGGCTATTCGATATCGCGGTCTTGGAAGGGGCCAACAAGGTCAAAGACCAACTTTGGGGGCCACCGGCTTCCCAGTATTGGAAGTCCAAACCGGCTGACCGCCACGGCGCCCATACCCGCGACCTCAAGCGGCGGGTGGCAGCAAGTCAACCCTCCGACAATCTGGCAATCTTCGACGCCGGCGGCGTCCACTATGCCCCAAAGATCGAGGGCTTGTATGGGATGTTTGCGAAGGCTACGGCCGCGATTGAACGGGACAAGGCCGCGCTATACCACAAGTACATCGGCGGCGCCCTGGTGGAGGCATTCGATTGAGCCGCTCGGGAGCATTGGACAGGATCGATGTCTTGTTATCGACCATTACCGACCCGGCGTTCGTCGCGGTCATCCGGGCCGAGCCTCTGGCTTTGTCCGGGACTCCGGTCCTGGCCTACTGGGTCCAGGCGCGGACTAACGGCTGGCAGACCTTGTCGGACATCGGCAGCACGACGACCATCATGGTCCGGGCTTACTTCCGGCTCCAGGCGTCGGCTGATGTCCGGGAGAGCATCGAGTTGGAACTCTGGGACGCGATGGTTGAGGTGGATACCAAACTCCGGTCAGACGCCAACCTGGACGGGAATTGCACCGACTCCACGGTCGGGTCGGCCACGGTCGCCACGCTGGACATGGGCGGGGCTTTGTACCGGACGGCGACCATCCCATTCGACATTCAGCTTTACGAGGAAGTAACCATCACTCCATAGGGAGAAGATATGGCAAAGAAAAGCGGACTGGGTCAACAGATATTCGTCCACGGTTACGACTTGTCGGGAGACGTTGCGGCCATCGACAACGCCGGCAGTCCTCGGGAATTGTTGGACATAACCGCGCTCAATTCTTCAGCCCATGAGCGGGTGATGGGATTGTCGGACGGCAACCTCGGGGTCTCCTCCTGGTTCAACGATGCCACCGAGCAAGAACACGCCGCCTTCAAGGGACTTGTGACCACCGACCGGATCGTGACCTGGGCTTTCGGAGCGACCCGCGGGGATGTGGCCGCTTGTTTAGTAGGGAAACAGATCAACTATGACCCAAGCCGTGGGGCCGATGGGTCGCTATCCTTCACCATCGACACCCAGGCGGACGGCGTCTCCCTGGACTGGTGCGATACTCTGACCACCGGCAAGGAGACCCATTCCTCGGCTGGCAACTCGACCAGCCGGGACGACGGCGCCGCGAGTAGCGCCGGGATGGTGGCATACCTGGAGATCACCGACATCGACTCCGGGACGCCGACCGTGACGATTCAGCAATCCAGCGATAATGGGTCCAGCGATGCTTTCGCGACGGTCCTATCCTTCACGGCGGTCGCCGCGGCGGCGGCCCCAACGGCGGAGCGGGTAACGGTCAGCGGGGCGGTGGAGCGGTATCTCCGGATCACGACCACCGGGACATTCTCCAACCTGGACTTCTGCGTCTCAACCAGGAGAGGGACGAGCCAGGATGATGTAGCCTTCTGATGACAACGCCGGACGATGCCGTCCAGGAGGAATTGCGCCTCGCGAGGGAGGAATTAGCACGATTAAAGGGGACCGAGGACAAGTCCGAAAAGATACAGATGACCTCCGGGGACATAGTCCGGCTGGTGATAGCGGCGCCGGTGGTGTTCACCTGGTTATTCCTCGGAAGCCGCATCATCATCTCGGCCACAACGAGTCAGCATGTCCTCAGTAATGTGGAGCCACTTGTTATGACCCTCTCCATCTTGACCATCCCGGTCACCGGGATACTCCAAAGCCTATTCGCCGCACCAGGAAATGGTAAATGACGCTATTTGAGAAGATATGCCGAATGGTGGGAGACCGGCGGATACCATCTCCCAGATTGCCGGCGTTCAAAATGTTCCGGGTGGGATTCGCCAACCGACACGTTTCGACGGTCGTGGTGATGGCCATCGTAGTCAGCGCGGCGGCGGTGAGCGTCGGGCTTTATTTCGCCATCAAGGATGTGGCGTCGAGTACATACAACTGGCCGGAGCCAGCCGAATACCAGGTGACCGAGGCGGGTCTCCAGACGATGGGAAAGAAAAACAAAGACTACCCAGACGGGACGGAGTCGCAGACCTTATCCGTCCGACTGGCTGACGGCGCCCGGATCAGTACCCTCCGCATAAACGCCACACACTTGGGCCGCGCCGGCATAACGAAAGCCTTTGATATTTCTCCATTGACCACCGGCGTCACAGGGGCGAAGGCGTTCTTATATGTGGGGAATATGACCATTACCGATTCCAGTTTTCCCACGTTTAATATGTCCGAGTCCCAGGTTGCCAATCTAGTAACCGGGTTGAAATGTGACGGGCACACAATGGCCGCTACCGTATCGCCGAGTGTTCCGGAGCAAGTCCTCTCATCAGAGAGGCTATCTTCCGAGTACCTGGTTGACGGCAGCGTGGTGGACCGTATCCAGATACACATTACAGGGTCAAGCGGGGCATATGTGGACCAGCTCGTACTTTCGGGAGTGAAGGCGCATACCGGGTCGCTTAACCTTAACCGGATGCGCATCGGGAATCTGACCATGAACAACACATCGAAAATCGGGGACGGCTCGGGAATTGACTCGGCCAGTTGCGTGTATGAAAGCAGCACCGAGGTACGAAACATCACCAATTCAATCCAGGACACCCCGATCTTGGTGCAGTAGTGATGAAACATCTCGGACTCATCGGCGCCGTCCTCCCGCTGGTATTACTAGCGGTGGGCCTGATTGGGTGGGTCTTGACGGTCAGGAATGACGTTACCGACGCGGTCAAGCAGATAACCGCCGTCCAGGAGGAGATCGCCGCCATCAACGAGCGGATGGAGAACGAGAGAACGATAAGGACCGACCTCCACACCGACCAGTCGCGAGACCTGGCGGACATCACCAACGGACTCTCGGACAGGATAAGCGGGATGGAGACCGACCTCGTCCTGGCCAACGATCAGATGGCGACCATCATGGGGGACCATGAAGGATTCGCGGACGTACTCCGGGAACTGGGAGAGATCGGGGTCTTGCCGACCGGGGAGCGCCGGGACTATGGCGGGTACGGGAACCGATGACACGGAGGATAAGCAATCGACTCAATAACGGAATTGACCGGAACGGCTTTACCTTGGGAGTAAGCCTGGACTGGAGTCACTTATTCCTGGGGGTAATCGGCATTCTGTTTTTAGTCCTGGCCTTCTTTGTCGGGCTGGCTTACGGAGTGGGCGTCTTATGCGACTCCTAGCCCTGGCCGTCCTGGCCGGTGGAGTAGCCATCATCGGGAGTGTCCTGATGTTGGGCTGGATATATGAGGGGCCGCGGCGACTGGTCAGAATGGCCGCTTGCTACATCGGATTCCACGGTCTGGAGACCTGGGGCGTTAATCCGGTCAACCAGAACTCGGAGCCAAGGTGTCGGGACTGTCAACGCTTCCTGGCGAAGGCGTATTGATGTGCTGGTTTAACCGACATTGGTGGCGATGGACACCGCTCCGCTGGGAGGTCCGGCGATGCCGGCTCTGTGGCCGGCGGGAGTTGATGAAATTCAAGCGCGATGGGACGGAGGTCTGGGTTAAAGGCTGATGTGCTGGTTTAACCGACATTGGTGGCGACCACATCCGGAGGAGTGGGCCGTTAGGGTCTGCCGTATCTGCCGAATTAGGGAACAAGCGATGTACCACTCGGACACCGGGCTTTACTGGATAAGATTATGAGGATGACCGCCTTTCGGCCTCAGATTCTTGCCGCGATCATATCGGCGTCGGTGTGTTCGATAGTTTTCGGCTATTTCGGCTGGCGTATGGGAGCCACCGAGATTTTAACGGCTCTTATCGGT